CTACCGAGAAAGCCGCAGAGGCACGGCAGTTTGTCGAAGCGTGTATGCGTATCCGCCCCAAGTGGGCAACGGCACTGCCGTTAAACTGTGAGAGCAAGATGGGAGCAAGTTATGGCGGATGAGCCACATGACGTAGTGAAACTACTGGTCGCAAGGATGGAGAGCCATCCGGAAGAGTTTAGTTCTGACAACGAGCGATTTAGTGACCGTTGGGAAAGGTACATATCTGATATAGAGGCTTTCGGGAACGAGGCTGACAAGGCTGCACTCAATGCGAAGCTGCGCGACATCTGGATGGTTAAAATCCACGAGAAGGTGCTGGACGAACTTATGAACGGCCCTGAGCGCCGCCGCAAGGAAGCGGAAGACCGCGAGTATGAACGGCATCTTGCACACGCAGCGATGCAACAGCAGCAGCAAGCTTATGTTAGCCAGATACAGGGGATGGTAGGTCAAGTTTATGGCGGCGGTGGCGGTGGTGGCGCTGGCGTAGTAGGTTCGTATGACTACGACCTTGATAGGTACCGGAACACCCCAACCGGCAGCATCACCGGCGCGGCTTCACCCAACAACACCCTCACCAACACCATCAACCAAATTAAAGACATGCTAAAGAAAGGAAAGTGAGTATGGAGAACCTATTAGTAATAAGCATGGTTTGGCTTTTGGCGGTTGGGTTTGGGCTTGGCCTCTACATGAGCACTTATATAGGCCCATACAAAACCATCAAACGTGAGAACGAGCGGCTCAATGCCGACCTACACAAGCTGACGGACCGCGACGAGCGTGGCCGTTTCCGAGGGGGCAAGTAGTGCCCAAAAAAGTATGGACGCCAGAGAAAGACGCGAAGCTGTTGGGCCTATTCAACTATGGCCTAAGAGCGAAGGATGTAGCGGAAGAAATGGGCCTCACGATATGTGCCGTGGAGTCACGGCATACGAAGCTTAAACAAGCACAAAAAACGAAGGGACAAGAAGATGGATGATGCAGATTGGTTCCAGCGCGAACCGAATGATGAATTTACGATTGGTATGTTGTGCGATTATCAGCCCAGCACAACGGAGGAACTGACTGAATGGCTGATGGTGTGTGCAAGGAGCGTTGTGGATAAGGATGGTCTACGCGTAGTCTACAACCTTCCCCCCTATGTCGCGTGGCAGATGGCCCGTATGATGCAAATAACAAACCTAAAGGTGCCAAATGACTGAAGAAAAACGTCCGAGTATTATGATTGCCACCCCCATGTACGGGGGCATGTGCACGGGACACTATGTGCAAGGCTTGTTGATGACCATGGCCAAGATGCGCGACCTAGGTATCAACGTGGCATGGTGTCAGATTATGAACGAGAGCCTCATCACCCGTGCTCGTAACGACTTAGCACGAGTGTTCCTTGAGAGCGACCATGACTACCTGATGTTCATCGACGCTGACATCGGCTTTGACCAAGAGGCCATCGCGCATTTGCTGCTGGCCGATAAGGACATCGTATGCGGTATCTACCCTAAGAAGGAAGTGAACTGGGATAGCGTCAACCGCGCTGCCGTTGCAGGAAAGACGGACCTTGCGGACCATGCCGGAGCCTTTGTGTTTAACATGGTAGGCACAGGTGACGTGCACACAGACGAGACAGGCTGCATCGAAGTCCGCCATGGCGGTACAGGCTTCATGCTCATCAAGCGTAGTGTTTTTGAGCAGTTAATACCGCACGTGCCGACCTACCGCACGTCGTCGTTCAAAGACCCAGAGACTGGCGAGTATGTCAAGCCTTTGACCCACGAGTTTTTCGCTACCAGCATCGACGATACCGGTGCATTGTTAAGCGAAGATTACCATTTTTGCGAGTTGTGGCGTAGCCACGGCGGCAAAATACACGCCCACCCGTTCATTAAGCTGCACCATGTAGGCACGTATGTGTTTGGTGGTGACATCCTAAAGAGCGGCGGCAATCTTAAATAAGGAGCAAATGAAATGAGAAAGAAAGAAAAAGCAGCAGCAATCATCAAACTGCTAAAGAAGGGTATGACCCCCAAGGAAGTCACGGACCGCATTGGGGTAAGCTACAACTACGCATGGAAACTAAAGAAGGATTTGGAGGCAGCGGCAGCTGCAACGGCAGAGGAAGCTATGAGGCCAGTTAAGGAAACCATCCTTAATGTGTCTTCTGACTTCCTTGAGTCCCTCTCACGAGGTAAGGGTAAACCGAAACCCGAACCCGAAGTCGAAGCCAAAGCCGAACCTGAAGTCAGTGGAGTGGGTAAGGTATTAGACGCAAGGGCGGAACAATACGGTTCGTTCATGCAGTCTTCGGACACGACTGTTAGGATAAAGGGCATCATGCACAATGCGGTGGCTCGTAATGCAGTGCACCTATACCCTGACCAGCTACAGGCGTTGGATATGATTGCGACCAAGATAAGTCGTATCGTACATGGCAACCCAAACCACCTAGATAGCTGGACCGATATAGCTGGCTATGCTACGTTAGTGGCTGACCGTCTCCAAGGGAAAATCAGGTAACATGACAGCGTGGTCCTATAGTAGCATCAAAACCTTCGACCAGTGTCCGAAGAAGTATTACCACCTCAAGGTGGCCAAGGACGTCAAGGATGTTCCGGGGGAAGCTGCTGACTATGGGACCGCAGTCCATGAAGCTGCCGAGTTGTTCATCAAGGATGGGACACCCATCCCAGAGAAGTTTGCCTACATGCGACCCATCGTGGAGCCACTGGCTGCGAAGCGGGGCATCAAGCACACCGAGTTGAAGTTAGGTGTCGCCAAGACGGATACTGGTTACGAGCCTACCACCTTCTTCGCTAAGGATGTGTGGTGGCGCGGCATCGTCGATTTGCTCATCGTGGACAGCCACACGGCTTTCATGATTGACTACAAGACGGGCAAGAGCGCCAAGTATGCGGACATGAAACAGCTTGACCTCATGGCGGGTGCCATTTTCGTACACTTCCCAGAGGTGCAGAAGATTAAGTCGGCGCTGGCCTTCGTGGTTAGCAACGAGTTTCCCAAGAAGGTGCACGTGCGTGAGAAGCTGGACCAGTACTTCTCCGTGTTCGATGACCAGCTAGACCAGTTGGACGCTGCCATTGGGAACGGCGTCTGGAACGCCAAGACAAGCCCTTTATGTGGGTGGTGTCCTGTGGTAAAGTGCGAACATTACAAACCCCCACGGAGGCGGTAATGGCAAGAGATTACAAGGCAGAGTACGCGAAGTACCAAGGCACAGCGGAGCAGAAGAAGAACCGCGCTGCACGTAACGCAGCCCGTGCCAAGATGATGAAGGCTGGCAAAGTGCGTAAGGGCGATGGGAAAGACGTCGCTCACGTCAAGGCATTTGATAAGGGCGGTACCAATAAGACCGGACTACGTGTCGAGAGCGCGTCAACCAACCGTTCATTTAAGCGCGACAGCAAGCGCAACCTAGTGTCAGAAACCAGCACACGGGAACGCAAGAAAAAGAAGTAACCCCGCAAGGAGCAAACTGTGGAAATCATCGAGAATAAGGCGTTGCTCGTCAACGCTCAGGACCCGTCTGTCATAACGGACAACATCCATAAAAGCACCGAGGTGCAAGAAGGCGTCCTTGTCAAATGGGGACACACCGAAGCTGAGATACTAACGGACCTTGGCTTCGAGGATACCCCCTCGCCTATCCTAAAGTCCTACGCATGGACGGGTAAGTTCAAGCCGTTCGACCACCAGAAGACCACAGCCTCGTTCTTGTCGCTGCGCAGACGCGCCTTCTGCTTCAACGAGCAGGGCACGGGTAAGACAGCCAGTGTCATCTGGGCAGCAGACTATCTCATGAAGAAGGGTTTGGTGAAGCGCGTCCTCGTGCTGTGTCCGCTATCCATCATGAAGTCGGCATGGCAGCAGGACCTGTTCAAGTTCGCCATGCACCGCTCGTGTAGCGTGGCACATGGGGCGGCGAAGCAACGCGAGAAAATCATCAACGCAGGTTCCGACTTCGTCATTATCAATTTCGACGGTGTGGCCGTAGTCAAGGATGCCATCGCTAAGGGTGGCTTTGACTTAATCGTGATTGACGAAGCGAACGCATACAAGAATCCCATGACCAACCGCTGGAAAATCCTAGACCGGATTGTGCGTGAGACTAATCCCCGGATGTGGATGCTTACTGGTACGCCAGCAGCACAAAGCCCCATCGACGCCTACGGGCTGGCTCGTATGGCAGGAGCGGCGGGATGTCCGAAGTATTATGGCGCGTTTCGTGACAGCGTGATGATGAAGGTGACCCAGTTCAAATGGGCACCGAGGCCCAGCGCGGACGCCATCGTCCATAAAGTTTTGCAACCGGCCATCCGGTTCGAGAAGAAGGACTGTCTCGACCTACCGTCTGTAACCCACATCGAACGTGAAGCGCCGCTCACCCCGCAGCAGCGCAAGTACTACGCCCAGCTTAAGAACCAGATGTTATTCGAAGCCCAAGGTGAAGAGGTCAGCGCGGTGAACGCAGCGACCAAGCTCAACAAACTGCTTCAGATTAGCGGAGGCGCGGTATACACGGATACTGGGGAAGTCCTAGAGTTCGA